GTAAAAGCGTTTCCCATACTCGAAAACTTTTCGAGGTAGTACGTCTGGCCCTTATAGGTTGTGGTCCTGGAACGAAGGTCGTCCAAGATTTCAAACCAGTTCGGGGGCAGAAGAAGTTCTACAAGAGCGCGCGAGAGGGTATCGCTAGCAGAGCTTAAATCGATGGTTGCGAAACCTTCGGCATAAGCACGTTTAGCGAGGTCTTGATTGATCGTCTGGTCATCAAGATCCACCCCAAACTTCTTGAGACGCGACCTTATGTAGCGACCGATCCCCTGCTGGATGAATCCATTAAGGGTAGGCTCGCATGCAATGGGTCTATGCGTCTTGGAAGTTTTTGGAACCATTTCCATTCTATTAGAACGGACCACGTTAAGGTCGCGTAGCCCGCCAACTTTATCCTGAAGCCATGCATCATCCGTGAGGACAATGCAAGCGTAGGGAATAGCATCGGCGGTAATGGAAGGTCTGAGGGACTTATCGGCATGGGTTTTGCCGCGACGGAGAGTCGCGGTTGCACCATTACCGAAACGGCATAGCGTCGACAGGAGTTCCCAGTTCGGCTTTCCTAACACAGCAGCTACTTTACGCTGAGCGGCGGAAATGACGCTCAACGGCAACCAGTATTGACCGGTCACTTTCTGATGAGTGAGAAAGCCATTTGTGAACCCACATTGGTGTTCGCATTGTTTCCACGTTTCGAAGGCGGTCCTTTCAGGATCGAAACCCTCGATTCTGATCCCCTTCCATTTTCTTAGAAAGGAATACAGAAAGTAGTCACGACGCAAAGACTCAACGTCGACGTATGAGTCGGGTCTGAAGTTATTTTCAAAGGCTTCCCGAGCCTTCGAATCAGACACCAACTCTGGACGCCATAGCTGAAACAGAATTTCAATCGCTTGAGATTCGACACTGTCAACAGTGTGTTTCATAACGTAGTACTCCTTAAGTCAATTGATTAACAGGAGGTCCTGTACAAGACCGACAATTTGCGCGTCAGTCTGCAGGCCAGCGTTCATCTTCCGCAAGTTCTTGCGGTCGAGGGACGAGCTACGTTCAGCCATGATATATTCCGTGAAAGCACGAGGAATATAGGCTACCGTAGGAGCGGGAGTAATCCCACTTGAGTTATTGGACAAAGTCTCCAGAACTGGTTCATGGAGGCCGATCCGATAACGGTAGTTGCGTTCTTGCCGAGACGAATCGCCAGCCACCGGAGTAGCAGGCTGCTTAATCTCGATCGAGATACGCCAGTAGCCGATCGCATTAGACTGAGACTGGTCAACAAACCAGAACACGTTGCTTTTGCGATCAAGTCCAACCGGAACAAAGGTATGATTTACAGGGGTCGCCTGTGCGTCCGCGAGGACGATGTTAGATGCCAGCATCTGACTTCTTTCAAGGAAAGTGACGAAAATACGACTACAATCTTCCCCTATTAGGGAGGAAGCCTGCAAGCAGGCTTGCCGCAGACAGTAGACGAGACGAGCCCAACGACGCTTTGAAGGTGGGAAGCGTTGGTGTTGGATAACTACTTAGCACACTGCGCGAGATCGAACGAGATGTTGCACTACCCGTAAAGGTAATGGTATTCGTCTCTCCCTTGTCAACGTGCGTGATAGTACAGTCTAACGCCTCAAGATCAGTCACGTAACCGCGACTGAACCTGTTCGCATATAGAAGAGAGGTTTCAAGATTTCGGAGGTAACCTCCTACGTCAACAAACCAATCGACTACAAACGAGTAGGGCATCAGCTCCCACGCGATAGAGCCAGGATTAAGGGAGGTCCACCTACTAATATCATAATCACTGTTAAATACAGACGTCCCGATAGTTACGGAGCGCTTGTAGGTACCAGAGGTCATGAGAGGAGTAGAGTAACCCCCGCTGTACAAGTACAGCATCACCTGGGGTGAACTTGTTGTCTGGCTCGCACGCGTTTTCAAGTGGTCCATCTCCTTGCGAACAAGGTTCTGGGCTTCACTGGCCGCACCATAGATCGTCCCCAAAAGGGGTCGGATTCCGTAGGTGTAAGTTAACCAGAGATGAGCCGGATACTTAAGACCGCCAAAAGCTTTCCCCTTAGGGGAACGGCTCGTGGCGAGCTTCGTGTACGTCTCTATCTGATCAACAGCACTCAGCATACGCTTTGTGCTCTTCAGTTCTGCAAGATCAATCGACAGATCCAGGTCCCCCCGGGACTTCTGGTTCAGTTGATCAAGGGCCCTGTTATACAATTCGTTGTATGTTACTGGCGTTGACTCGAGAGCCAATCCAAAAACACCACGATGCAACACAGAGCCGCGCCGCCATTGGGCGTCGCTGACCAAGTCCATTTCCAACGATGCGCGGGCAAAGCTCGCGTTATACGGATGGATTTGGCTCCGGTCCTTCTTGCCCCACCAGCCATAGCGACTATGATAAAAGCTAGATTTTGCTGTGTCATAGACGTAGCCTGCACTGTTTTGAAAAATGCCGGGTGTAAAACCCGTCTGTATTCGTAACTCGTAGGCCACGTTAAATCGCTTCCTTCTATGGTTGTGAATGAACTCGCGCGCGCCGATAAGGCACGCATGGTACGCAAATACCAGAGCTCATGGAGTGACAAAATGTCCTTCATTGCGTTAAGGAACGCAACGAGAAACGCAC